CCGCGATCATCTGATACCGGACCAGCGCTGCCGCGGCCTGCGCGAGGTTGCCCCACACCTTCAGCGCCTCACGCGCGGCCTGCAGCGCGACGAGCGCCGAGATAGCCTGATACCTACTGGCCGCCGGCGGCGGGGTTGCCGTTGCTGCCATTCCTCAGCTCTCCCACCAGCGCCTCTCCGACCGGGTCAGGTGGACGCTCAGCGGCGATCCGCTCCATCTCCCGGTCGATCTCCGGCTCCGTCATCCCGTAGCGCTTCTCGAGGATCGTGCGGAGCGACATGCCGATCGACTTGTCCTTCGTGGCAGCGTCGGCGACCTGGGCGAGCGAGTGCATCGCCGCGTCCCGCCACTGCACGAAGCGAATGGAGTCGGTGGCGCGGATCGCGTCCGCAATGCCTTGACGGCCACGCACGAGCGCGTTGAGTGCGGCGATCTCCTTGATCGAAGGGCCGGCGTGGATCTGAAACGTCCCGCACTTCGTCGCGAGCGGGACCTCAGCGGCCGTCAGCGCGTCGCCGTTGAGGTTCGCCATCGAGTCGTTCGTGTTCAGGTAGTGGCCCGGCGTGCGAGTCTGCGCGGAGATATGCGCGAGAGCCTGCTTGATGGTCGAGATGAAGTACTCGGCCTTCGCTGAGCTGTACTGGTCGACGCCGGTCGCGTTCGGCAGGAACAGCAGCCGCCCGTTAGCGAGGTCCTCCATGTTGGCAGGCTTCGAGCCGATCACCTGGCCGTTCTCGTCGAGGATCGGCACACTGGGCGGCTCGGCACCCAGCACGATCCGGGCCTCCATGGAGGCCTGGTCGGCGTTCGCGAACAGGTACGACCACATGGCGTTGATCGCATCCTGCATGGCGATGACGCCGTCGATCTCGCTGATCGGGTTCATGCCGATCCGTGGGCGGTTCATGATCTCCACGACCGGCACGACGCCGAGCGGGTTCGGCAACGGCCACGGCTCATCGGCGATCTCGCGCGGCTTCCAGCCGCCGCCCCAGCCCAACGTGCCGGGAATCTGGAACCCTTGGTCCATCAGGCGTTTGCGGGTGTCCTCGCCGATCGCTGTCGGGCGCTCCCACTTGAACAGCGCCTCAGGCGTGTAGAGGGTCGCGTACTCGGTGTTGTCCTCGGTCCACGCTTGATGGCATGCCGACGGAAGCGGCCGGTCGGGTCGTAGTCGATTGCGACCTGGTCAGGCCGCTCCCACGTGTCAAGCGGAATGCCCTCATTCCGTCCGTCGTCCCAGACGATCACCGCTGAACGAGAGGCGGCGACGCTCGTAAGGAAGCCCTGCAGCGACTGGGCGGTCATCTCGTTGCGTGACCAGTCGCCCCAGATCTCCTTCTCGTCGGAGGTCGTGATGTCGCCCGCCTCGCCGAGCCGGATCCCCTCGACACGCAGCCGGTCCACGGGAGCCTGGGCGACCACGTCACACCAGTTGTCCCGGAAGCCCTTGTAGCGCTCCCCGTGGAACTTCTTCCACGAGTCCGACGCATAGACCAGCGGATGCTCGCCGTCGAGGTACTTGAAGCGCTTCTCGACGAGCTTCCGGCGGTCCACGAGCCGCTCGTAGAGTCGGGCGGTGATGCTGAGTGCCTGCTCTGCGGTGAGCACCGGCCACCACCCCCCTTTGGGTCAAACGAAGTAGACGAAGTTCGGCTTGTCGACCGGCCAAAGGTTCGCGGCGGTCACGTCGCCCGCGGCCTCATGCGCCAAGATGGACGGGATCGTCATGTCGATCTTGCGGCCATCGCCCGGCTTGGTCAGGACGTAGAGACCATTCGGCTTCGGGAGCCGGCGAGTGGCGCCGATGTGCGCCTCGGTGATCTCGCATCCGTCGCTCGTGAAGCCTGAGTCAGCCTTCCCGACATCAGTCAGCAGGCGCTCGGCGGCAGCGTGCATCGGACGTGGCCGTTGCGTGTACCAACGGATGATGACCTTCTCGCCGTATTCCTCGGCCCAGCCGTCGATCTCGGTCGTCCAGTACGGCGGATCGAAGTAGCCGCGCACGAGCACGAACGTCTTCACGATGAACGCGAGACCCTTCGAGACCTCGAGCCGTGGCACCTGGCCCCCGAACTCGGCCGGATCCCAGATCATCGGCGACCCGTCAGGGAACTTCGGAGTGAACTGGTGCCCCTCGCGTGTCTCGCACCGGAAGCCGGTCCAGTCGTCCTTGTCCGAGCCGTCGAAACCGAGCGTGAGCGGTGTCTTCGGCGCGACCTCGAGGTGCTTGTAGCGCTTCAGCCAGACGTTGAGGTCTGCGAGCCATGCGCCCGCACCGGCCTTCGTCATGTTGCCGTAGAACCGCTCAGCCTGGCCGGGGTCCTTCTCGCCGATCTCCAGCGCCTCGGCCTCGATCGCGTCGAGGTTGGCGTGCGTGATGCCCTGGTAGACGAACGCGAGGATCTTGCGACGCTCCCGGGCGTTCCAGAACGAGAACTGCTTCCCGTCCGGCCGCTTCAGTGACGGCTCAAGCTCGGGATTGAGCCAGAACCGGAACACGTCCGGCCGCTTGGTCTCCCAGGTGCGCTGCGCGACCGAGTCGTCAGCCGGGTCCCACGGGTTCGTGGTCTCGATCGACCGCCCGCCCATGCCGGCCGCGCCACGACGCTGCGTCTCGGCGACCTTGCGGAGCTTGTTCGTGTCGGTGAACGTCCCGGTCTCATCCTGGCCCGCGAAGATGATCGGGTTACCCAGTCGACCCAGCGCCGACGACGTGACGGTCTGGATCATGCCGTCACCCGGCAGGCGAGTGAACTCCTCGCCGACGTTGTACAGGTGCGCGTCGGGGCCGTACTTCAGCATGGCCTTCAGCGGCTCATAGACGTTGTCGACCTGGTCCTCGTTGGTCGCGAGCATCTGGATCAGCGGCTTGGCCCACCGCTGCCCCATCGGCTCGCCGGCCGAGTAGGTGTATTCCCAGCCGCAGTAGCAGTCGAAGTCCGAGCATCGGTAGACCTCGCCGCCCTCAGCCCAGCCAGCGAAGACGACCGGGCCGGCAGCCTGGCCCTTGATCTTCTTCGCCATCCACGGGCCCTTGCCGCACTTCTGCGGACCCACGTAGAGCACGCGGCGGTAGTGGAACGCGGTTGCGAGATTGCCGACCTTCGCCTCGGGGCGGATCCGGTACCAGTTCGCTGACACCCAGAGCTGCTGCGGGTACTCAATGAAGGGCAGCGGGTTGCCGTCCGCGTCGCGCTTGACGCCGACGAGCGGGTCAGAGACGACGCAGTGCCGCTCCTCCCAGTCAATCGCCACCCATAGGACCGGGAAGTCAACGATCCACGTGTCCTCGCCGCTGGTCGACCTGCCGTCAACGACCGCCGTCGCCATTGACGACCTTCATGCGGTCGCGCGACGACGTCTGAGGCTCCGGCGCGGCGGCCTTCTCCTCGCGCTTTTCCGCGACGACGTCGACGGCGACCTTCCAGCCCATCGCCGCGAGGCCGGCGTCAGTCATCCCGATCTGGTCCGCGAAGCGATGAAGGCTGCCCTTGTCGGCCGCCGTAGCGTCACCGGACTCGCATATGACGAAGGTCCGGCAGTAGAGCGCGACCGTGTGAAGGCGCCAACGCTGCGACGGCATCGACCAAGCACACGCCTGCGGAGTTGACCACAGCCATGCCCAAAGATCGGCCTCTCGCTCCTCGACGCGGTTCGTCTCAGAGGAATCGAAGACCTGGACCTGCTTGCCGGACTCGTCCCACTCCTTGCGGAACACGTCACGCCGGGGAAGCGGGAACTCGGGCACTGGCCCGTCGAACCCCTCTGCAGGAAGCGACGCCAGTGAGTAGCCGGCGAGCGTTGATCGCAGAGAGTTCGGGTCCTTCATGGGGCCGGACTTGTTCCGAGCGCCACCACTGGCCATGCTCATCTCCTTCATCGGCCTTGCGCCGAGTCGGACCGAGATAGCGCCTTGCGCGCTACCTCGCGAAGCGGGGGGTGCGAAATGTTTGAACCCGCGCGACCTTCCGGAACCCTTCCCCGCGGTCCTGTCGGATGGCGGCGAGGGGGACTACCCCCACTAGGTCGCTAGACTTAAGTGGGATGCAGTGTAGGTCGACTCGTCGGACCTCACGCTGTTGCACCAGCGGTGCGCGAGCCGGAGGTTCTCGGGCGAATGGTCGGGCTCAGAGGTCCACGACTGGCACACGATATGGTCGAGCGTCGGAGCCCATACGTTACTCGGGTCTAGCGTCATGAGGTCTCGATCGACTGGCTCGAAGCAGAGTTGGCATGTCCACTCGTCGCGCTCGTAGATGTCAACCCTGATGCGCATGGGGACAATGAAGCGGCCTCGACGTGCGCGGGCCGAGTTGTCCGCGCATCGCCTGGAGCAGAAGGTGGCCGCTGGCTGGTTGTCCACGAAGTTGGTCAGGCACCACGGGCAGGTTCCCGCGTACCACGTGCGAGGCGCATGATCCGCTGGCGAGCCGGGTGACCATGGGGGAGTTCGCACTGATCGCGTTGGATTGGCCCAACGAGTTCGCGGGAGTGCTTGCGGTTCTCGGTGCGGTACGCGAGCCCCTTGCAGTAGTCCGAGCAGAACCGACCACTGGGCCTAGAGCTCAGGAAGTCGGCGTTACAGACGCTGCACGTCCGCGGGTATCTCGTCGGGGCGCCATGCGTCTGCTTCCAGTGCTTGGAGCAGAGACCGCGTGCCCGGTGAGCCTTGTCGCAACCATCGACGGAGCAGGTACGCTGAGCCACGTCGTTCCCCTTCCGCGGGAATGACCAAGGCCCCGGCGACTGCAATCGCGCGGGGCCTATCTCATTGGTTCTGATTCAGTTGCGATGGCTCGGGTGTGGGCAGCCTCCGCGTGTGTTCGCGAGGTTGCACTGCTCGAGGTGCTCGGCTCCATGGATCACGCTGCGGTCGTCGTCGCAGTGGCCGAGCGAGAGTTGGTGCGGGAAGACGACGTCGCCACAGCGCCAGCACGTGAAGACCTGGCCGTTGCTCATGGCCTGTGCGATGCGCTTGCGTTGACGATCGTAGTCCGCATCGTACCCACGTTGCTGGCGTGTGCCTCGTGCCCTGTCGCGCACGCGAGTGTGGTCCTCGCAGCGTGTGGTGTTGGTCAGCTCGTAGCAGCCGTGTTCGATGCAGACCTTCATGACCGCTTGAGCGCGAACGCCTTGCACCGCTCGCACTTGCTCTGCCCGACACTGCACGCGCGGTCACAGTGCGGGCAGAACACGATGCTGCCTTGAGTGTCCGAGTCTCCTCGCCGCACGCGCAGGTCTCAGGTAGGTCGTTGCTCATGTTCCATCCCGTCCGACGACGGCCGCTGATCCCGGGGACGGTCGTCGGCGGCGGGTGGTCCCGACGTCACTCGTGCGAATGCCCGACGTCGGCAGGGTCCAATGCACAAAGCCCCCGCGAGTGCGAGGGCTTCGGCTGGATGTATCTGGGGACGCTTCCGCCACCAGATCTTGTGACAGGCTATCGCAACTCAGGACGCATCCGCCACTTCCTCATCGTCGGCGGGTCGCGTCGAACCCTCGGCCGTCAGTCGGTCCAGCACCTCGCCGAACCAGTAGCGCCGCGGCCCGACCTCGTCGCCATCCTCGTCGACTGCCCGGTGCACGACGAGCTTGCCCCGTTGGCCCCATTGCCGAATGCGAGCGTCGAGCCTAGGGACACTCTGCTCGGTGTCGACCAGGGCCACGATCGCCTCGGCCATCCGCTTCGATGGCGCCACCCATCCGCGTGCCTCGTCGAGCACCTTGTCGAGGTGGTCGCGCGCATACGTGGTCGCCCCGCATCCCTCGCACGTCACCCACCTCAGTCCCGGCACGACATGGTTGGCTCCTCGCAGCGTCGGCAGGCACCCGCGTACCAACCCGGAGCCACGCGCCCCGGTCAGCGCGAGCAGCCGCTCCTCGTGCTCAGCGATGCCGCGCACGAACTCGCCTGCCCACTCGGTCGTGGCTATCGAGGTCAGGTGGTCCGCGAGCGCCACGCACAGCCATGTGAGCACGAGAGGCTGACTCAGGTCCATCCCGTCGGGCAGGTCCCCGACGAGCACCGCATCGGCGAACGTGAGTGGCTCGGGAAGCGTCGCGGTCGTCGAGCAGCGCCCGAGCCCACGTCGTCACGGCGTTGTTCGCCTCGTCGAGCGCCCGGATCACCTTGTCCTCGCCGGCACCTGAGCCAGAGCCCCGGCAGGCAGGCGAGATCCCGGCACGGGCCGACTCCCGGCGCGTCCCGGCTTCCATCGCGAGAGGTTGCGGAAGTAGACCGGCAGGAGGTCGAGGTTGATCGCCACGCCGCGCTGGCACAGGTCGCACAGCGCGAGTCCGTTGGTCGTCGTCGCTCCACAGTGCTGGCAGTTCATCGCTTCCTCCTGCGTGCTCGTCGGCGTCGGTCGTAGGCGGCGTGCATGGCGGAGATCTGCGGCACCTCTCGGCGGTGGTGGCGCAGTCGGTGACGCTGCTCGGCAGTCTGGAAGGCGAGGCTGAGGCGCTGGAGCGCTGCCGCCACCTTGCGCATGGCGTTCGTGAACGCCGTCGTATCAAGCTTCAGCGTGACGCTGACTCGTCGCTCGCTCACGCTTCCCCCTCGTCACTCGGTCGGGCATGGGGCTGATCGGATGGTGTGAGGCGGGCCAGGACGAACGACGGCGCGATCTGCGCGGGTGAGTGCATCTGCCACTCGCGGCACGAGCGGCAGCAGCACGTGCCCGTTTGGCGGGCCACCGACAGGCAGTCGGCATCCGGGGTGCCACAGTTCTGGCAAGGCAGCGGATCTGAGTCGGTCATGCCATCCCCCTCGTCGGGCTCCACTCGATGGATCGCAGTTGTGCGTAGCCGCCGGCCACCTGCAGCCGGGCCGGTCCGCGTGGCCCATGTCGGTTCTTCTCGACAAGCACCTCGACCTCAGGGGTGTCGTCGTCGGGTCGTGCATGAGGAGCACCTGGTCTGCGTCAGCCTCGATCGCTCCCGACTCTCGGAGGTCAGTCAGGGCCGGCTTCTCACGCTTTGCTCCCTCGCGGTTGAGCTGAGCCATTGCGACGACGCATGCCCCAGTCTCACGAGCGAGCAGTTTGAGGCCCCGGCTGATCTCCGCGACCTCCTCGGCTCGGTTGGCGCGGCGTTCTGCCGGACGCACGAGCTGCAGGTAGTCGACGACGATCAGGGCGAGGTCGTCGCGGCGCCGCTGCATGTCGCGCGCGAGCGACCGGATCCCCGCGACGGTCAACCCTGGGGTGTCGTCGACGGCGATGGGCATCTCGTTGATCTCGGCGTACTTCTGGTTGATCTTGTCCCACTCAGATGGGGGCGTTTGGCCGGTCTGGATTCCGCGGAGGCCGACTGTTGCGTGGGCGGCGAGGAGGCGCTGTCCGACCTCACGCTCGGGCATCTCGAGCGAGGCAAGGACGACCGCGTGCTTGTGGTGGTGAGCCACGTGCAGGGCGAGGTTCGTCCCGGCCAGCGACTTGCCGACGCCGGGCCGTGCGCCGATGACGATGAGGCGACCGGGGCCGATGCCGCCGATGTAACGGTCAATGTCTGGCCACGGCGTGGAGATCGCCTCCTCTGTCCCGTTCTCCGCCACGTCGAGCACATCGGGGAGGAGGTCGGCCAGCATGCGCGCCTTGGAGACCTGCTTGCCAACGGTAGCGTCGTCGACCGACTGGCGAGCTGCCTCACGTGCTTCGGCGAGATTCATACCTGGGTCGCCGGCGATGTCCTGGACTCGGACGGCCGCGCGCTGGAGGTTGCGGCGCCCGGACGCGTCGATCACCAGTTCGGCGTAGTACGGCGCCGACGTCACCATCGGCGAGGCTCGAAGCCAGTGAGCCAGGTCGGCGCCGTCCACGCCGCGAATTTTCGCGTCGAGAACAGCCTTCGTGACGGCGACAAGATCCGGCGCGATGCCGGAGCGGTGAAGCCGACCGATGATGGACCAGACCTCTCCGCGCTGGGGGTGATAGAAGTCGTCCGGGTCGACGAGCTCAAGCAGGTCGTCGAGATCCGGGCATCCGAGCATCGCGGCGCCGAGGAGCGAGATCTCAGCCTCGTTAGCCGCGACTGGAAGCGGGATGACGTCAGCGCTCATCAGCTCGCCGCCCTTTGTGCCGCCACCTGCTCGCGGAACCATCGGTCGTACTCCTCAGGCGAGAGACCGGGCGGTGGGTCTGCGATCGGGTCAGCCGTGTAGGCACGCGACGAGCCTGTGTTCGGACGCTCGTCGCGCCAGTGCTCGCCATTGAGCCAGCGGCTCGGATCGAAGATGAATCGGCCACCCTGGTTGTTCTGGCGCTCCCAGGTGACGTATGCCGCGGCCGCAGAGATCAGTAGATCCTCAGTCACTCCCGCTTCCGAAGCGCTCGCCGGTACTTGGTCTCAGCGTCCTTCCTCCCGACCTTCTTGCCATAGGCGTCCCAGAACTCTTCGAACCGAGAGGGCTTTGTTTCGTCCGACTCGTCGGACAAAACGCTTGTCTGGTGGTCGGTGGATGGGGGTAGGGGGA